CTCCGAAGAAGGAGACGAAGCAGGTCGAGCAGAAGAAGGAGTCGAAGTTCGCCCAGGAACAGGCTCGGAAGAGCAAGACTTGGGAGACGATCAACGCCGAGAAGCAGGCCATCAAGGCCGAGAAGGACGCGTTGGCCCGCGAACGTGATGAGTGGCAGAAGCAACGGCAGCAAACCGATGCCAAGGCTACCGACACGTACAGGGACGAGGCAGGGTTCACCGCTGAAGACTACGAGAAGGCAGCGCGGGAGTTTGAAGCCGATGGCGACAAGGATCTCGCGAAGGCCGCATCGAAGAAGGCAGCAGAGGCTCGCAAGGCCGCAGGTGAACATCAGAGCAAGGTCCAGCAGGAACGGTTCAACAAGGCGTGGGAGGACACGTACCTCCGATTGTCCGAAAAGGAACCGGAACTGAAGGATCCGAATTCTGACCTGTACAAGTCCACCGTGGACCTGATCGGCAAGTTCCAGATCCTTCGGGCAGCACCCGATGGACTGGCCCACGCCGTCGAGATCGTGAAGCTCCAGAAAGCTGCCGGCATGTCTCAGTCGCTGGAAGCGGAGAACAAATCGCTCAAGGAACAGTTGGACAAGCTCCAGAAGAAAACAGCAATCGGGAAGGGAACGGCCACCCAACCGCTGAAGGCAGAGGAAACAGACTTTGCCAAGATGCCGCTCAAGGAGCAGCGGGATCGCCTGATGAAGGCTGCGCGAGAGTTTGACCGTGAAGCCTGATTGAAAAGAAAGAGCATACCATGCCAGTTACTACCTCGACCACGCTCACGAATCAGTTCCAGAACTACTTCAGCAAGGAGCTGTTGAGCATCGTCCAGCAGGAGACGATCCTCGATCAGTTCTCGATGAAGGCCACGATCCCGAAGAACAACGGCAACAAGGCCATCACGATGTTCCGCTTCGGGGCTCCGAGCATTGCCGATGTCCAGACGATCAGCACGGAAGGCACCGCTATCGCGTCGGGAAGCTACCGGGCTCTCTCGCTCAACAAGCTGGAGAAGGGTCTCGCGCAGTACGGCCAGGTCATCGGCCTCACCGACATCCTGCGGGCCACGGACCTGTTCAACTCGCTCCAGCAGGCCACCAAGACCTCCGGTCTCGACATGGCCCTGTGGGTTGACTCCGTCATCCGCAACACGCTGATCGGCTCCAACCTCTCCGTCTCTTCCGGGGTCATGGGAACCGGGCCTGAAGCTGCTGGACCATCGTTCAGCAACTCGGACGCTTGTAACACCGCTGCCGGTTCCGGTGGTATCAAGGTGTACGGCAACCCGGCCACTCTCACGAACCAGACCTTCTCCGGTCTGAATACCGCAGCCACCCTTATTGACACCACGATGAGTGCGTCGGCGGTCCTCGACTCCATGACCCGCCTGAAGCGCAATCGTGCCCCGCTCATCAACGGCAGCTACGTCCTCGCGACCGATCCTCGCGTGGCCCGCGACCTGATGCGCGACAGCGACTGGCTCAACGCCTCCAACTACGGCAACAAGGGTCAACCCTTCTACAAGGGCGAAGTCGGCTCCATCTACGGCTGCCGCGTTGTCACCCAGACCAACTCGTTCGTCAGCAAGGGATCCGCTGTTGACACTGACGAGTTCATCAACACGACCAGTCCGAATGGCGGCGGCTTGGTGGCAACCAAGGACATCATCACCTCGTTCTTCTTCGGCAACGAGTCGTTCGGTATCCCCCACCTCACGGGCGACGATCCGCTCTCCCCGAAGATTGTCATCACCGACACGCCCGACAAGAGCGACCCGCTCAACCAGTTGGTCACTGTCGGCGTGAAGCTGTACTTCGCCACGCTGCGTCTCGCCGCCGGTAACACGGCATCCACCGGCAATCCGGTCTGGTACTTGGTCCACCGCACGAAGACCGCAACCACGCTGTAAAGCCATGAAGAAAACGGCCACCATCATGGTGATTGCCGTTGGACCGAGGGGGCATCGCCAAGGCGGTGTCCCCTTTTCCCATTCCGCTTGCGGGGAAAACGGGTCCGACGAAGATCGCGCCATGATTTCTATTCCTGTCGAGGCTCTCTCGACCGATGCAGAGGACAACAGCAATGTTGCTCCCGAGATCGGTGATGAGGTCACGCTTCCCGAGGTCAAGGCTCGCGTGAAGAAGATCGAAGAGGGTGAAGCCCACGTGGAGATCCTGTCGGTCGGTGGTATGCCCGCCGAGTACAAGAACAAGGACTCCGAGAAGACCGAGATGCCCGAGGACGAGAAGTCCATGCGGAATATGGTCGAGAAGTACGACAGCGAGATGGAGTCCTGACATGCCCATCTACACCTTTGAAAACGGCGGAAAGTCCATCGAGCAAATCGCTCCGATGGGAACTGAATCCATCGTTGTTGAGGGGAAGCGGTGGCAGCGTCAACCCATTGCGAGGTTCGCTGCCACCGGCTTTGCCAGGGAAGCTGAACTGAAGGACAAGGTGAAGCAGGGGTTCAGCAGGATGGAAGACCGGCAGGGAAGCCGGTTCGAAAGCACTTTCACGAAGAATCAAATCAGGAAGATCTGGGACATATGAGCGACGTATCAAACATGGCCATCGAACTCGGGATGGGTACATCCGGGTTTCAGTTGGTTACTGCGACCACGCTTCAGAGCGGGCCGTTCTGCGCGTTGCAGGTGGTTTCCAACGCAGTGTTCACGTCCATTACCGGAGAGGGGGTGAGTGGAACCTGGACCGCTACCACCATCCCCGCTGGCATGGTGATCGTTGGCAGCATCGACAGCTTCCAGCTCACCAGCGGGACCGTGATTGCGTACAAGGGCAAGATCACGTTCTAAGCCATGCGCCTCTCGACCAGTCTTAGGCTCAACGCGCAGAAGGGGTTGGTGACTCCATACGATCCCGCGCTGACGCTTGACCTGCAATTCGCTGCTCGACAGGCGTATGTGGCCAACATTGGTCCGCTGCCGACGTTCACGAACCTTACGAGCACGGCGCGGACCTTTGTTGGCAGCGATGGATTGATCCAGACGGCGGCTACAAACGTGCCGCGCATCGACTTCGACCCGGTTACTCGTCTGTGCCGTGGGTTGCTGATTGAGGAGCAGAGGACGAATTCACAAAGCAGAAGCGAGGAGTTTGGAAACGCGTCATGGAGCAAAGGGGCGCTTACTGTTACCGACAACAGTTCCATTGCTCCAGATGGAGCAACTACCGCAGACTTGATTTCGGAGACAGCTACAAGCGCACAACACAGCGTATTTCAAGGAAGTCCTGCTGGAGTAACGACTGGAACCGCATACACCGCATCTGTTTTCGTTAAAAAGGGAACAGGTGCAACGGCTCCAGATTGGATTCAGCTTGGCTTTTTGACTGGAGGTTTTGGTACTGTTAGAGCCGCTTTCAACGTAAGCACAGGGTTGTTTGGGAATACGACTGGGTCTCCATCAACTTCAGTAACAGCATACCAAAATGGATGGTACAGGATTTCAATAACTGGAACAGCAACAGCTACTGCTGCGTGGGGAACATTGGTTCTTGCGTTTACAAACAACGCCAATGTCTCCGCCTCAGTTCCCACATACACCGGCCAAACTACCTCCGACGTATTCGTCTGGGGAGCCCAGTTCGAAGCCGGTGCCTTCGCCACGTCCTACATCCCGACGACCACTGGCTCACTCATCCGCTCCGCCGACGTGTGCTCCATCACCGGGGCGGCGTTTACGGGGTTCTACAACGCCACAGAAGGCACGATGGTCTGCAAGTACGACCGTGCAGGCACCGCTTCGGAAACCCACTTCTGCATTGATAACGGAACTGCCAACGAAAGGTTGGTACTTCAGTTCAGTGGTGTTGTGGAACGATTCGGAGCCTCTATTGGAGGTGCTGGAGCAAATCTTGATTCGGCTACCGTTGGAGCAATCAATACCAGAATCGGTCACGCGGCCAGATACAAGCTCAACGACTACGCATTCTGCTGCAATGGCACAACTGTCGTCACCAATACAACATTGGCTGTTCCAACCGTTACGCAGGCTACCATTGGAAATCGCACCAACGGATTGTTTACCAACGGCCACATCTACGCCATCCAGTACTACAACACCATCAAGACCAACGCCCAACTCCAAGCCCTCTCCACGCCATGATCGATTACCTGCTCAAATTCGATACCCAGGAGCAGGCAGTCCAGTTCGGGCTGGATAATGGATTCGTCTCTTTCGACGAGGACGGCAACCCCGTCACCACACTCGCAACACACACCTACGCACTGGCCATCCTCGGACCGTGGATCCACCAGATCGGCACCGGCCAAGACGACAACCCAATCTTTGAGTCCGACGGAAAGCACTGGGTACTCTTCCGGGACGCTGCAAACCTCGACGTTCCAACTGGCGCAGACCAATTTATCGTGTGGACCTCGGAGCAAGGCCCACGTCCTGAAAACGCTCCGCAAACCGCCTGGGCCTGATCATGCCGAAAATCTCCTCACTCACATCCATCCCGGCAATCGACACGGCAAACGATGTCCTGCCGATTGTCGATGCCAGCACGTCAACCACCTGCAAGGTGTCGGTGGCTACGCTGTTGGCTGCCGGTGGCGGCGGCGGCGGCGGCGGCTCCAACTCCTACGACGTGTGGGCAGCCGATATCATCCCGGCCATCACCAACGGGCCATCCTCCAACACCTCGGAGACCAGTACCAACAAGGTCGGCTACGACACCGCTGACTTCGACCAGACCACCGAAGAGTCGGCCACGGTGCTGATCCGCACTCCCACTGGATGGACCGGGACCACCTTCACGGCGTCCGTTACGTGGACCGCTGATTCCGGTTCCGGCGGAGTGGTCTGGGGAATCTCTGGCAGGTTCTTGGCCAACGATGACGCCATCGACTCCGCGTTCGGAACCGAGGTCACGTCCACCGACACTCTGCTGGCTGCCAGCGACCTGCACGAATCTCCGACGACCTCGGCAATTACCGCTGGAGGAACCGCTGCCGCCTCGCGCATTCTGGTTCTGAAGATTGCCCGCAAGACCGGGAACGGGTCGGACACGCTGAATGCGGACGCCCGCCTCATTGGCCTGCGGATCTACTGGTGATTTATGGGACGCCGACGCCAACGCCATTTCAATCCGGCAACTGCTGGGTGTCACGCCGTTGTTGACGCACGGTTCGGCATGGTGTTGACCGGCTATCCTTACGTCAGCGAAGTGGCAGCAAGGGTTGGCACAACGTACAAATTGTATGACATGCTGCTGTCACTGTCTCCGCAGCCGTACAACATCAATGGCCAGGCTTCTGTAAAATTCTTTGAGTCATCAATGGGGTTGATCGACAACATGACCAGCCCTCCGACGTTTGCAGCAGGTCAAAGCATGTTTATTTGCTCGTCACTTGATGCTACTACAAATGGTTATCAAAGGATGATTTCGTCAGCTAATGACGTTTATTTCGCTTGCGGTTATCTATCGCAAACTCCGCCGCTTACATCTGGCATATTCTCCATTGCAGGAAACGGAACAACGTGGAACGACATTGATGCAAACTCCCCACTTGTTACCGCAGGTCCATATGCAATGTGCATAAAGCGAGAGTTGGATACCAAGCTCACTCCAACCGTAAACACAACGGTTCAGTCACAAAAGGTGGATAGCTCATCCAGCTACAATGCTGACTACGTTGGGAGAGGTCCGTATCCAGCAGTCACCCAATACTGGACCGGTGACATTGCAATGATTGCAATAGGTCAAACCACCGGAGTCCCAATGGATCGTCGAATCCTCCAAATGATGGGTCGCGTCTGGCGCATTCACACTCTCTAGCCGATGAATACTAACGACATCAGAGACGGCATTATCGCCACCAGCGCAACCTCGGGATCCGTCGCGATCTCTTTCATCGACGCCATCAGTCCGTACCTCCGGTTCGCCTCTCTGCTGGTCGGCCTCGTCATCGGCATCATCATTCTCATCAAACACATCAGGAACTGGGACAAATCATGAAGAATACAAAGACCACCATCGCCGGTATCGGAGCCATCCTCGTC